CTCTGGCCAAGTTACGCAGTTCTTCTGAAACATACTTGTCTTTGATAAACAAGTTCTCAGGCGATATCTTTGCGTTGATAGGCATCATCAAATCCAAGTAATCCACACACAGTGCATCCACTTTGACACCGCTCTGTATCTCATACTCTCGCAAAAATGCTCTGATGTCATTGCAGTTTACACCACTGGGCATTTGCTTGACACGCAGTTTGCCTGCACCTTTGCCTTTCATACGCACTTTGAGATCCACATCATCCATGTTCTTCATGATCTCTCTGGCACCATAACCTGACACCATGCTGTCCAGTCGCATGCTGATAAGTTGTTCACTAAGTTCCAAACTGATGTACACCACATTCAGTCCACTCAAACTCCAGTTCACACCCAGGTTCTGTAAAAACAAGCTCTTGCCGCCGCCACTTGGCGCCGCAAAGATTGTGATCTCTGCTCTGTTTAATCCACCATACAGTTTCTGATCAATGCCTTTCCAGCCTGTGCTGTAAGCACCTGCTTGTTCTTTGATCCACTGTAATCGCTCCTTGGGGTTAGCAAAGTATTCTATACCTAAGTCTTTTACCAAACCAATTTGTGTGGCTGCCTTGATGCGATCTTCCACAGCACCATAGTTCTTGTTTTCCAAGTCCTCAGTGCTGTCAATGATTGCCTTTTCCAATGCTTTGTGTTTGCAAAATGTTTCAAACTCGTTGAGGAACCAGTCCTGATGTTCTGGTGTCACGTTCTCAATGGGAACCAGTTTGGTGCCGCCCACTGCCTGTATCTGTTCCAGCATGGGCAGTGTGTTGTGCTTCTCACTGTGACTCTTCAAAAACTCCACAGTGGGCCTAAACTTCCTGCTAAAGTGCACAGGATCCAGTATAGCCATGCTACGTGCAAACAGGTCTGGCTCTGAGATCAAAAACTGTAGGAATAAGTTTTGTACTTCGTCGTTGTAATCTGCTATATCGCTCACGTCATCCTCATCATTACTTCTTTCTTTATGTCGTTATTGGTTGCATGTTTAATTATGCTTGCCACAGTTGCCAGCCTGCCATATTTGGCACAAGCATCTGCCGCATCTTTTATATCTGGTGCCCAGGGAGGGAAGCTCACTTCCCAACCCAATGCTATGCTTTGCTTGATCAGTTCTTTGCCTGCCTCGTCTCTGTCAGGACACACTATCACACGCTTGTTCAGCCTTTCTATCAGATGTGCTTGCTCTGCTGTGACTTTGTTACCCATAATGCTAACACCGTCCACCAGTATTGCATCAAATATACCCTCAACCACAATCACTATCTCACGCTCTGGTGCTGTGAACTGATCTATGTTAAACACATAGCCACCTGGAGGCATTTTGTGCAGATACTTTGCTGTGTTCTTGTCTGGAGGGGCAACATGTCTGCCCGTCCATCCTACTAAATCACCGTTAAACACAAATGGCACCATTACTCTGCGCTTGTTTAACATATCTGGAAAATGTAGCAGTGGATACAATCCATAAATGCCACGCTGTTTTGCATACTGCACTAGTTCATGATTAGCAGGCAAATCATCCAAACTGATTGCATCTTCTGGTAGTTCTACAGCAGGAAACGCATTACTTTGAAATGTTATAGTGCCCTCTGCTTCAGATGCTTCCAATTCTTCACTGTATTTTAACAGTTCCATTTGCACCGCATGTATGCTTTTTTCATCTGCACCCAGCCTTCCTGCAATCTCCTTGTACTTTTTGCCCAGGAACGGGGTAGGACTCCAACCAGTTTTGTAGCCGCAATTAAAACAATTATAACTAATACGTGCGCCTTGTTGTATAATACCAGCACGTTTACGTTTATCATTGCACATCACACAGTCAAAGGTTATCCACCCGCTGGGAGTTTTTGTATTACGCAAGGGAAGATTACCAGTCAGTAATCCATGTACACTATCAATAACATTTTCAATCATGCAAAGCAATTATAGCATGATTTATGTTGGACGTCAATTTCTTAGGGAAATTTTTGCTACTGATCCAGATGTGGGCTCACTAACAAGTCTTACCCAGTTACAATTTACCACAAAGTTGGTGGAAATCAAACTGGTATTAGCATCATCTATTTGTATATCTTCTACTGTGAACCAGTCAGTGCTGCTCTCGCCATTATCAGGTGTACTCACAAAACAACTTGCTTGTACTGTGAGGTTGCCAGTGTATGAATCCAGATAAATGGCCATGGTGTGTTGTGCATTTGGAAAATTTTGTTCCAGGTTACCAGCTAGTGCACTGGTTACAAACACATTTGCATCGTCCCCTTGTGCCGTATCAGATATCTGAATGAAATTATCAGTGGATTGCGTGGGCTTGGGTTCAGTTCCAGTTTGGTTGGTAATTTCCAGATCAAACACAATGTTGTTGTCCTGGTCACTGTACAACGGAGTATCCTGTGTTTCACCGCGACTTCTGGTAACATACATATAATATCTGCCTGGATTGATATTAGCTAAATCCCCTTCAGTTAATGTAATACGAAACTTACCCACATCGTTGGTGTTTACTGCAACTCTGGTGAGTAAACGCTGTTTTGTTGTGGGATGCACAATATATGCTCTAACTGTATCTGCTGTTACACTTTGTATTTTACGATCCTTGTCTCTGACTGTGAAAATCAGATCGTTTGTTAATCCTTTGTGTGCTTTAAGATTTCGATTATTCATAGGTCTATTATCCACGTACCAATCTGTTGTTGTTACGACTAAGTCTATGTTATTTTCATATAAAAATAGTTTTGTGTCGTTATTCATAACAGTATTTATCAGGAAAGATAAATATTTTCGAATGTCAAATAACAATTACACAAAGTTTGAATTTCTCACAGGTTTACAGTATGGCGAGCAGGAATACGTGGGCATTGTGATAAATCAAGACACACATATGACTTCTTTCTATGATGTGGAAGGTATTCCCACAAAAGAAATGAAAAAGCTATTCCTGGATCTAGGGGAGTTGTGGTGGTGGGAAAGTAATCGCCAAATACCTATTGATATTTTTCTGCATCACGAAATGACAGTATTCCGGCCATATATTAAAACATTTGCGAACAAAGATCTGGAAATACTTTTCGGTCCTGTAACCAGTATGCAGAGCTTGTTAAAGAAACGAGTGAAAAGAAGAACCATTCAGCTAATCAGAAAGACTGATTAATTGCTCACAAATTAAATTCAATTGAACTACGATAGCCACAGCAAATGCAATAGCATGTGCTTTCTTAAAGTAGTATGTACCGTCTGTGGGAGGCTCCCACACTGTGAGGGCAATATCCGCCCAGGATTTACCAACGAGATGCCGTTTACCTGGACGGATGATTGCTAGGATCATGGCTAATTGCTCTACACTGCCTGGCTTATAGTCTTTTAGCAATTCTGTATACTTATTTATGTGATATAACTGTTCCACAATTTCTTCGTGTTGTAACAATTCCCACATGGGCTCACGGTCTAACAAAACCTCTAGATGTGCCATGTCTCTGACACCTTTATAGATGTTGTTGTTCAGGAAGTCAACTTTGAACCAACCATCTGATTCTGCTTGCTTGTGGTCTATACTGCTGAAACCTTCCAGTGGCATAGTGGGTATGTTTTGCATGTACACACCAGTGTTGTGTTTGGTATACTTACCGTTGTTTAACACACTGGCAGGAACACATTCCAACACATTCAGAATATCTTTACGATCAGGCAAATCTATGTCTACATCAAAATCATAATTCATAGTTTAAAATACTGCTTTTTTGTGTTTTTGTCAAGTATTTGTTTTTCCCCGTTAATAAATGCATGGTGGTTTGCTATGTTAGTGTCATGTATATACTGTATCCAGGTGCAATCTGTATTGTTTGCAATTTTATAATACCAGTAATGATCTTTGCTCCATTCGTGATGTTGTTTACCATAGATATCAAATACTGTCATTTGTTTTTTGTAAACTGTCACAAAAGGTCCATGTTCTTCTGTTTTTACAACCCACTGATCCAGATTGCTAGCCCAACCCGTGGGAACATATACTACATCAGCTTTTTGTGTTTTTATGGTTTTGTTTACAGACTCTAAATAATTACAGGAGATAAAATCGTCACTGTCTAATCTGGAAATTGCCACGTTTTTTGTGATTTTACGGTTAACTAAGTCTGCATATATCTGTTCAGCAGAATTTCCCAATTTCAGTGTGGTATTTTTAACACAGTAATAGGACTCTACCAAGATAGGTGTATACATAAGATCAGGCAGAGCTGAAAGATATGTATTGTACAGATCTAGATCATTTTCGTCTATTAACACATACACATGCTTGGGCTTAACTGTTTGATTCTTTATACTGTGATGCACATTATTTAAAAATAAACCTGCTCTGAATTTAAACCAGGTTTCCCTGTCAGAAAATTGTAATTCTCCTGCCTGATCCCATTGGGGAGATACTTTTAAGCTCAGTCTGCTTATAATAATATTGTTGATCATATGCCTGCAACCTTGCAAGTTTCCTGGACTTGATCCACTTCCTCTGTATTGGACTGAAACACTTTCATCCAAAAATTAGCATCAATCACATGCTCTATCATTTTTATTTGTTCATCACTAAAACGTGTTAGCAACTGGTCGCCTGTATTACTCAGGTACAGCACCCAGGGAGATACTTTACAAGCTCTGATATCAAACACTGCTCTGCTAGTACTCACAGTCTTAAAATAATCATGCCAGGGTACGTCATTTTCATTACCCCAATCAACCAAGTGCATCACACTGCGTTCCATTGCACGTAGTCCAGTTTCTTTTTTTACATACTCCAGTAAATATTTGTCATAAGTGGCGTCTTTGGTCCAGTCAGCAAGTTTTACGCCGTTTTTGATCAGCCACTCTGCATACTTTTCTGGATACAGCCATTCATTAAAGATGCAAGCTCTGCCAAACTTGGTAAAGCCATCATAGTATTGGCTGCGTATAAAATCTTCTTCTGTCTTGGGCTTACTGTTAGCAGTGCTCATTTCATAGAACATCTGGAACACACGATAGCCCAAGCGGCAGTGTGTCATGTCTTTGTCAGCCCAGCGTCTTTTACGTGGACACATGTGAGCTATTAGTGTGCGCTCAGTGCGGAATGTTTTATCGCACCATTTGCACTTATTTTCCAAAGATGTCTCTGATTTGTTTGTCATCGTATCCATGTGCGGCTGCAAGTTCTTTGAGTTCTTGTTTGCTGTTTATAGTTGTGAGTAATTCCACTTCGTCTCTTTTTAAGTGCGGGTATATCTTATATAAGAATTCGCTAACTTTATCTTTCTTTTTTCTGGCATTTGGCGGTTTGATATATGGATGGAACTCTATTTTGCCTGTGCCTGCGGCAGTCAGCAACAACCATTGCAGTTCTGTGTCTTTGATATCCATGAAGTGATCGTTGACGAACAGATTTGTAAAGTACAAATAGTGTGCGGCGTTTCGTCCTTGACAACTGCTCACGTATCGCTGTATCATCCATGCGCTAAATGCTTTGCGCTTCTCTGGTGTCAATCTGCTATACCAGCCACGATCCTTTTTATCTATGGCTGCTAATACTTCTTTGATAGGCAACTGTGCCTGTTTAGCCATCCTGTCTTTCCCATGTGTTGTCAGCAGTAAATTTATAACTGCCTACAAATTCATATGTGTCCCATTCATAAGGTGCGATCATGCTCAGTATCAACTGCTCGCCAGTGTTATACAAATGGTATGTCTGTCCCACTCTGGGCACAAAGTTATATTTGCTATTATACACTAGATCTGTGTCGTTTGCAAGATCTACCAGGCGCTGATATTCAGCATTTATTTCGTCCAGCTTCTGAGTAAAATAATTTCCTGCATTAGCACCACGTTCTGATTTGAACAGGGCAGTGTCTGGTAACACTATCGCGGGTGCACTAGCATTACTGCCGTAGGGTAATATGTGAGCGTTCTCACTGTAGTTGTCTGGTACGTTGTCCGGACGATCCCTTGGCATATCAGATTGCGTCTAGCACACGCAAGTAATCGTATTGTCCTTTGCTCACGTTGGTTACCCAATCTTCAGCACTGTCTGCATTAGCACCATCACTCACATACTTCCAGCATTCGAACTCCACTCCAGCACGATCACATGCTTTTGCAATTGCATATGCTTCCATGTCTACCACATCAGCAGGAATCTCTAGATTAGGATCCATCACAAAGTCGTCGCCTGTGCTACAGGTATAACCCTCTCCATAACTGATCAGGTTAGCTTCTGGTTTGATCACCAACTCCAAACTGGCAGGGCAACCAGCACGATCACGTTCTACAAAATTGTGCATCCTGTGTAATCCAGGCTTTAGTGTGATGCCGCCTGCTGTGCCAAAGTTGTACACTTTGGTGATTTCAGGATTTTGTGCTAGCAGTTTAGCAGTCATGATGGCTGCATTGATTTTACCTACTCCACAGATGTACACGTTGCTACGCTTTGCTAGCTCAGGTGCTTCGGCTTCCAATGCCATGATAACTATTTCATTCTTGGTCATAATTCAAATAACTGTAAACAGTAACTCCTTGTTGTTCTAACTTCTGTGTGCCGCCTAAAAAGCTCAAATCAATGAAGCAGGCGTACACAATTTTTTCTGCTCCCATGTTGCGTACCAGCTCTGCTGTGGCTAGTGCTGTGCCGCCTGTGGCGTTTACATCATCCACAATGCACACAGTTTTGCCTTCAAAGTTATCAGGACGAATTTCCAGTGTGCCACTGGCATATTCATATTCGTAGTCCATGCTGGTTACTTCAGGTGGTAGCTTACCTGGCTTGCGCACCAGGTGCAGAGGTATTTGCCTAAGCTGTGCGAGAGGTGCCGCAAACAGCCAACCTCTTGCATCAGGACTAACAATTGCATCTGCACGTACCTTATCACAAAAATCTTTCATTTGAAAGGTGATGTTTCTAAATGCAGCCGGGTCGGCTATCACAGGAGTAATGTCTTTGAAGTTCACTCCTGCCACAGGCCAGTCAGGCACCTCTCGGATCAATTTTTCAACGTAACCTTTCAAAACAGATCATCCTGTTCCCAGGGCATATCTGATTTACCAAAGTGTCCATAGTTTGTGGTGCGTGAGAGATCTAAGTTAAAAAGATCAAACTTACGTATGATACCCAGCGGAGTCAAGTCCACATTATCCCGTAACCATTTTGCTAAGTCAGGACGCACTTTGCCATCAGCATACACGTACACACTAGTGGGCTCTTTAACACCAATTGCGTAACTGAGCTGTACAGTGGCGTTGCTGGCTTTCTCTGCACTGACTAAATTACGTGCAAGGTATCTGGCCATGTATGCCGCTGAACGATCCACTTTGGTTGGATCCTTACCTGAAAACGCACCGCCACCATGTGGAGCATAGCCGCCGTATGTGTCCACAATGATCTTTCTGCCTGTTACACCTGAGTCACCATCTGGGCCGCCAATCACAAAGTTACCAGTAGGATTAATCAAGAATTGAGTTTTGTCATCACATGGCACTTCAGAACGGATAATTTCCTCTACACGATTTCTAACTACCTGTATGGTAACATCGCGATCGTGTTGTGTACTGCACACCACTTTATCTATGC